GGCTTTTTAATATTTTAATTTTACGTTTAGATTCATTAACTTCATCTTCATATGTGTAGTTTGTAACCGGGGTTCCATAACACAACCGTACTTGTTATGTTAGCGCTACTACTGGTATTAGAAGTATTTTTAATACGATCCCCAGAAATAAACCCACCTGTGGTTACTGTTACTCTAACATTTGAACTACTATTTTTTTGAGTAATATAACCTGTACCAGTATTGGTAATATTAGTTATAGCGTCGTCAATATTAAATTCCGTAAAATCAGCACTTGATATAAGGTATACGTTACCATTAGTGTAATTACCGTTTGCATCTTCGTAATGATGTACGGCATTTACATTAGCGTATTTACCTACAACATACCTGTTGAGATTATTAGTATCTAATGGCCAATCAAATCTAGGATCAATAATTTCATTGTAATGAAGTATCAACCAATGCAATTCAGGATTACTGTAGAATCTATCAGCCACCAGTTCTGGGGTATCCCCGTCTCTAATATCATACTCATCATAAAGACTAAGATTATTTTTTACCTCATCGGATAAACTCGCCCGATTAGTAATGTTAGTTACTACTTGTACCGTGGAGATATCATCTAAGGAGTAAAGAGTATAAGGAAAACTTTTAAAATACATTAGAAGCCTTGATTGATCATTGACTTAGTAAGAACTTCCAACTCTCTAAACGTCAATGACATATTTATTTCTGTAGGTTCACCGTTTCGAAAAGAAGAAAACTGCTCACCGCCATAACTTACATCCATAGATTCAAGCACGCAGGTTGTAAATTTATGAAAATAGGGGTTTCTATTATTACCGAAATAGTATGTAATATTAAATTCTGAAGGGTAAATAAAAAACAACTTACCATCAGACATTTCTGGATGCATATGAAATTTAAATGTTTCTATTATTCTAAAAACGTCAGCTGATTCATCTTTATTCTTTGGAAAGAATTTGTATTTAAAAGTAAAAGATCTAAAATCTACAGATTCAAAAACAGTTTCTCTAAACGGTTTTAACGCAGTACCTGAAGATATGCCTAATGCAGACCCTACATCGGCTGCACCAAATGCACCAGGTAATTTAGCTAATGAGGCTCCTAATGCAACACCTGATTCACCACCAATATTTTTTATATTATCAAACGCCCCACCGCTTAAAGCACCAAGCAAAGTACCGAGTTCTTTATTAGCATAATTCATACCGTATTTGACCGTAGGAGGACCATCTACATATAGTGCTATAGCGTCAGATATTCTATAAGTTGTATCAGGTTTTAAAAGCTCTGAGGTAGCTATACCACCGGCTATTAAAAGCCCAGCTCCTGTTCCAATAGCGTTTCCAGCTACTGCTGCCGTTGAACCAGTTTTACCAAATGCCTTAGCAGCACCATCAAATAAAGACTTTACAGCAACCCCTCCAGCAGCACCCGCAGCGCCTTCAGTTAACTTCCTAATTGATTCACTACTCATTTGTTCTCTAGTCAGACCTGCAGCATCTGGGTTTCTTTTAACTTCAAATTGGGTTTTATTTTGATTAAACTTAGATTTACCTCTAATGTTTATATTAAAAAGTATATAATGTTGTAAATTATCTGCAGTTTGAAGATCAGATGGATACTGAGTTATATTGACTTTATACTTATTTTCATCCGACCTTCTAGATGCAGACCTATTATTGTTGTAATTATCATTAGGATCTTTCGTATTATAATCTTTTTGCGCCGCATCCCGTACGCTTTGTATTGTTGTGGCCATGTAATTCCATAAATAGTTGGATTATATTATATTTATCCCGTTATGTACAAAGCAACTTACAAAGGCCGTTACAGGGTCGCTAATCCTTCTAAGTATAGAGGTAACATTCATGATGTTATCTATAGATCGTCATGGGAGTTAAAATTCATGAAGTGGTGTGATAATAACGTCTCAGTACTTGAATGGGGTTCGGAAACTATGATTATACCGTACAAGTCTCCAGTAGATAGTAAAGTACATCGTTACTTTGTAGATTTCTACATACGAGTTAAAGACAAACATGGTGCAATTACTAAGTACTTAATTGAGATTAAACCAGAAAAATTTACGAAACCACCAGCTATCCCTCAACGCCAAACTAAAAGATTCATTGATGAAGTGTTTCAATACGGAGTTAATCAATCTAAATGGAAAGCAGCTGATGAGTACTGCGTTGATAGAGGTATGAAATTCCTAGTTTTAACCGAAAAAGACCTTGGTCTATAACGGATAAATATTATTATGGCAAATGTTAATCCTTTCCAAGATATTAGAATGAAGGCGGGTGATGTAGATCGCTCTCTTAACTGGTATCAGGTTCAAATTAAGAACCTTAAAAACGTCAGACCTAATCAGCTGATGTCAAATACGCCTGAGTTAACTACCACTATTATGCCTGGTAACATGTATATGTTCTTTTATGATGCTAAGCTAAAAGATAAGTTACCTTACTGGGATATGTTTCCTCTGGTGTTACCTTTTAGAAAAGTACAAGGTGGGTTCTTTGGATTAAATTTACATTATATACCTTACCCTGTTAGATTTAAATTATTAGCAGCAATGCATGATTTAGCCTATGATGCTAAGGTTACTGAGAATACAAGACTTCAGTTAAACTGGAGAATATTGAATGCATCAACTAGATATGCACCAGTTAAGGCGTGTGTTAAACACTATCTTTTTGATCAGCTTCAATCTAGATTTTTAAAAGTTAATTACCCCGATTGGGTTACAGCTTCCCAGCTTCCTGTTGAGAGGTTTATAGGAGCTAACAAACAAGAGGTCTGGAGAGACTCCAGAAAGAAATACTAATGGCAAAAGCTAATTTTAATTTATCCCAGTTTATAGGGGCTGTAAGAGAAGATAGCTTCGCAAGAGTAAATCGCTTTGAGGTTTTTATTAACACACCAAAATCTCTTTTACTTTCTTCTAAAAATAAATCTAATGCAGAAGCTGTAAGTTTATATTGTGAGATGGCAAGTCTTCCTCCAGTAAATATTTCTACTAAATCTTTTAAGATTTTTGGACCTACATATCAAAGACCGTTTGGTGCAGAGTATGGTGGGGAAGGTATATCTTTAACATTCCACGTTGATAGAGATATGCAAGTTAAAAAGTTCTTTGATGAATGGACTGCAAGGGTAGTAGATCCTAATTCTGGGTTAGTTGGATACCAAGACGATTATATTTCTACAATTAGATTACGACAATTAGATGAGCAAGATAACGTTACTTACGAGATTGAGCTTTCAGAAGCATTTCCAAGAAGCCTTAACTTACTGGAATTAAATAATTCTGCGCAAAATCAAACTCACCGACTTAATGTCTTGTTTGCCTACCGTTATTGGAAAGATATAAGTCAGGAGTATCAAACTACCCCTAATGACATTCCTAGACAGCTGCTTAACCCAAGTATACCCGTAGTAGATAATAGATTGACCGATGTGCAAGCAAACGCTGCTAGAACATCTTTTGCAAGAACCGATCCTAGAAGAGTTGATCTAGGATAATAACATTAATAATGAAAAAGGATATAAAATGGCTTTACCAAAATTAGATACCCCGACGTATGAATTGACTTTACCTTCATCCGGCGCTAAAGTAAAATTTAGACCGTTCCTAGTAAGAGAGCACAAAGTTCTTTTGACGATGTCAGAAGCAGATAACAATGAGGTTGCTAGAATAATTAGAGAGTTAGTTGAAGTTTGTACATTTAAACAGTTTAAAGTAGACGAGCTACCGCATTTTGATATTGAATATATCTTTATGCATTTAAGAGCTAAATCAATCAGTGAAACAGTTGAAGTGGTTGTTAATTGCGAGTGTGGCGAAAAAATAGATACAAGTTTTAGTATAGATGATCTTAAAGTAGTTAAACCTGATGATCATTCTAATAAAATTATGATTAATAATGAAATTGGTATTGAATTAAAGTATCCTAATATTGATGATGTTGTAGATGTGTTTGCTACTAAGGATAATCAGAAGGTAATAGATCTAATTATTAGAAGTATTAAAGCAATTTATAGCCAAGAAGATTATTGGGAGGCTAAAGATCAAACTAAAGAAGAATTACAAGAGTTTGTTTATTCTCTTACAAAGGATCAATTTGATAAATTAGAGCAGTTCTTTGTAACATCTCCAAAAATTGTTCAGACTATTGAATGTGATTGCCCTAAGTGTGGTAAACATAACGTTTCCAGACTTGAAGGATTACAGAATTTTTTCGTATAACCCTTTCCCAGGATAGTTTAGTTAATTATTTTACACTAAACTTTTCATTAATGCATCATCACAAATATAGTTTGACTGAGATTGAAAATATGATGCCATGGGAGAGGGAAATTTATGTTTCGTTATTGATAGATTATATTAAACAAGAAAACGAAAAGCTGAGAATGCTTAAACAAAATGCGAGGAATACATGACCAAAGAAAATAAAAAAGAAGAAAAAGTAGCTAAGAAAGCAGAAGAAGATTGGATGACCAAGAAATGGCGTCCGATGATGGCAATTATGTATATGACTTGCTGTCTAATGGACTTTGCTGTATTCCCGATTATGTTTACTATAGTTCAGTTCTGGGAAACTGCTATACAAAATGATGCATTTAGACAATGGGTTCCTATTACATTACAGGGCGGTGGTCTATTTCACGTTGCAATGGGTGCTGTTCTAGGTGTTTCAGCTTACGGTCGTACACAAGAAAAAGTTGCAGGAGCAGCAAATGTCTCAACCAGTTTTCAAGGAGGCGGGGTACCAACACCTAGCCTATCTTCGTCAGTACCGTCATTCTCAGGCGGTGGGTTTAACTCTCCACAGCAATCCTCAGGCTTTGGATCACCCCAAAGCCAATCATTCGGATCTTCCCAGTCCTATAATACTACAGAAACAACAACTGAATTTAGCATGAGCCCTGCTCCTACATCGACACCCGGTGGAAGAAGACCCGTTACTCCTAACTTCAACGTATAATGCAATCCCCAACAGCATCTGACCCTAGCTTCAAGACGTTTCTTGAAGACCTGCAAAAGCAAAACAATCAAAGTTTTGTTACTCAAATCTTTCAGTTAAAAGCTGAAAGAGAGATTGCAGGTAAAGACGGTGATAAGAGAGAGGAGCAATTGCATGAAATTAATGAAACTTTAAAAACTTTAAAGGCAGCTATTACTGGGATAAAACTAGATGCTCCTGCCATTGATTTTACCCCTGTAGTAGATTCTTTATCTAACGTTACTGAAATACTTTTAAAGTCTTTAGAAGAGCATTCAGTAATACGTAAGATAAGTGAAGGTAGGGTTAAGTTTGATGCTGATACACAGAGGTATCACCTAGAGGGTAAAGAAGCAAAAAACAAGATGGTAAAGGAAGCCGATGTACGTACTACATCGACTAAGGATGCCATGGCTGCTCCGGTGGCTACGAGAAACCGCGGACCAGTAAATAGTAAAGATTTAAAAATACAGGGTAAAGTTTCCGAGGACGCTAGCGTTGAGGATATAGCTGCTGCAAGGGGATCTGTTGGTCCCGATAGAGGTTCAGATTTAACTGACCCTGCACTTAAATTAAAGCCTATTAAATATACACCCGGTAAGGCTACAGCTGTTGCTGTAAAAGGTGGTAAAGACAAACCTGCAGATGATACTGATGATGATCTAGAAAAAACCAAATATCAAGGTTTTTTTAACGAAATTAAAAGTGGTTTTAAGTTCTTTATGACCAATGGGTTATCTGAAAAACCTGGTTACGGGGCGTACCAAGAGCCGCCGAAAGAAGTTGAAAAGAAAGAAAGAGAAGCAAAGGTATCTAGCCCAAGACAAGAAAACCCTGAAGGTGATAATGTTATAACAACAGGTGAGATTGAAGCTGATGCTGCTAAGAGTGATCTCGAGTTATCTAAGCAAATGCTTGATACTACAAGAGAACAACTTA